TTAGCCAAATGCCTTGGCCAGTGCCGACCGCTGGGCGCTCACCTGGTGGTGCGCGTAGCGCTCGGTGGTCTTCACCGTGGTGTGCCCCAGGATCTTCGCCACGGTGTAGAGGTCGGCACCGCTGGCCAGCAGGATGGTGGCGCACGAGTGGCGCAGGTCGTGAAAGTTGACCTCTGGCATCTCGGCCTTGATGCGAGCGCGCTGAAAGCTGGACTTCACCCCCTCGTAACCGATCTCCAGCGGCAGGAGCGCCAGCCACGGCCGCAGCGCTGGGATGATGGGCACCACGCGCGTGCGCAGCGTTTTGGTGTTGCCCGAACGGATCAGGATGGTTTCTTCGCCGATGTCGGCGGCGGTGATCTTCAGCACCTCACCACGGCGGCATCCGGTCAGCAGCGACACCCACACGGCGGCGCGCGCCTGCTCGCTGCACAGGTCGGCGATCTTCTTCACCTGCTCGATCGATAGGTGGATCTCGCGCTGGTTGTTCTCTGGCAAGCGCTTCACCTGGGCGCTGTAGTTCTCCGGGGTGAAGCCGCGCTCCCATGCCAGATGCAGGCCCTTCTTCAAGGTGCCCAGGCTGCGGTTGATGGTGGCCGGTTTGTAGTGGCCGGTCATGTCGGCGACGATGTGGGCAGCACACTGGCGCGCCTGGCTGGCCCGGTACTTCTCCACCCATGGGCCGATGCGGGTGGCGTGGTGCTCGGCTGTGTCGGTGCTGCGCAGGTTCTTGGCATGGGTCAGGTAAAGGCCCATCACCTCGGCCAGGCTGGGGTCGCCCGGGATGACTGGCGCGCGCGCTGCGCCGGCCGCGGCTCTCAGTTCGCCTTCAAGACGCTTGGCATCACCCGCAGATGCACCTTCCGGCAAGATGCGGTGAAGGCGCTTCCCGCTGACCATAACGCCGACGTGCCGCCGGCCTTGCTTGTCGATCCAGATGGACATGATCCCTGCTTCTCCCGCAGCCAAGTGCGGGTTTCCTCTAGGTTGAACCGCTTCGTGCGTTTGCCGATCGGAGTGTAGGGCAGGCCATCGGCCACCCAGCGGCGCACCGTCGACTCGCTGACCGACAGCGTGGCGCAGAGCTGCTGCAGGGTCAAGTCGCTCACGATGCCTCCCTATCGCCCGCCATCACCTCAGCGATGTGCTTCAATTTCAACTGGCAATCGACAAGCTTATAAAGCGATTCTCGGTAGTGGCCCCATGCTTCGTCGGCTCGCTTGGTTTCGGCAGCAAGCAAGGCTTCCAGCCGGTCTAGTTTTCGCTGCTCGGCTTTGGTCATGGTGTTGGCCCTATGGATGCGGCCTCTAGCGGCAGTTCGAGGTTGTTCATCTGGGCTTTGCGCGTGGCGTAGGCTGTTTGTTTGTGGTGCTCGGCGTCGTATCGCAGGTGGTGGCGCTGGCACCATGCGCGCAGGTTGTCGTCGTCGCAGTTCTCGGGTGTGTGATCGAGGTGCGCAATGGTCAGAACGATCATGATCAGCTTGATGTCGGTTCCGTCCGCGCAGGCCACGGTGTCCCCGGCCTTGCACCCAGCATCGCGCAGGGCGTGGCCCATGCGGTTCCACACGCCGTCGCGCCAGTAGCCGACCTCACGGTGCCGAGCGGTGCAGCCTTCGTGCTCGCAGGTGTGCTTGGCACGTGCCAAGATGCGCTCACGCACCTCTTTCCAGTTCGCCGGGTAGCGTGCGCGGTTCTCAGGCTTGATCGGCATGGCGCACATCCCCCATCTTCACACCCAGCCGGTCTGCTGTTGCTTGCTCGACTGCTCGGGCAATGTCAGTTTGCGTAATCGCTCCAGATGGATGGCGGGCGGATCGGATTACCTTGCCAATCTCCGCCTCGCTCATCCGCACAGCCTCTGTGTGTTGGGTGGCGAGGTCTGCGCGAACGTAAGGCACATTGAAGTCGCCCGGCTCATCGTCGGACCATGTGACGCCTTCGTGGTCATCGGGGAACGGCTCGCAACCCGTGTCAGCATCGCCAAAAAGGTTGAGCCAGATTTTCCGTGGTGCGGTGGCTTGCGTGAGCGCCAACCGTTCCGGCTCCCCTTGTGGCATTGAGCGCAGAGCAGCGCGGCGGTTCCATTCTCGAATCGCGTCTTCTCTCGCGTCGGCCATCCATTCGTCTTTCGTGCCTTCGCCCAAGGTCTGAATGCGTGTCTCGCCACGGCTTGCACCGCAGCCCGAGCACTCGGCCACGATCCATCGGAAGGTTGTGCCTTCGCGGAAATCAAGCCCCACATGGCCGCAGAACGGGCAGGGCAGCGCTTCGATTGCTTGCTTGATGCTCATAGCGGTGTTCCTTTCGATGCGCGGGCTTGCCACATAGCCCACGCGATGCTGACGCGAATGTCTTCGTAGTCGCCTTCGTCCGAGCGGTTGAACTTTTCGGGGTCAAGATCGCAGCTCACTGGATACCTAGCGCGGTAAGCCGCCTCAAATTCCGCACGCTCATCAGGCTCTACCGCTGTTGGTAAGGTCTGCACTGCATGAACAAGCATCGCAACATGCCGCAGGTCCAGCGGGCTATTTGGGCGCTCGTTAAGCCACTTGGCTACGTCTTGCGCTGCACCTTCGATGGTGGTTGCCATTGGGTAGGGCGGCTCTACCGCTGTTGGTGCGCTGGGACGGGCGGAGAGCGCGTTGATGTATGCCTGACGGTGAACATATGTCAGCATCAGTTCGGTCGGCTCCGCCGGCACCATCACCCACCCCACCGCTCCAGGCTGGGCGGCAAGGGCTGCGCTGTACCCAGCCTGAAAGATTCCGCGATTGACTGCGCTCTCAAGTTGCGGGCGGGCCTTGAAATACTCGTCGCAACTCTTCTCAAATTGGTAATTCATGGCTTCTCTCTGGTGCGTTGAGGTAGAAGACTTCGCCGTGCGGCAAGTCGGACATGCCCATCAATGCGGTCATGCTGCACTTTGAATCGACGCGCCACGCTGGCCGACCATCCTTGAGATAAAGGATCGAGCCAACTTCAAACATGTGAGGCTGACGTTTCATGTAGACGAAACCGTACTGTTTTGAGTACCAGCCCGCAGGCTCCCGGCCCTCAAGCTCCCTAACCCGGCTTGCCAGCTCGTCGCGCTCTGAAACGAGGGCGAGCGTGTCTTTCACGGTGTAGCCTTGCTGCGGGCCTTGATACGTGTCAAACCAGCGCGGTTCTGGTGTGCCCACACTCGGCAGATCGTTGGGCCGTGGCACTCCTGCAAGGTCAGCCGCTGCGTCTGCGTCGCTCAACAGGCGGGGGATATGGTGTGTGAAGTCGGTCATGATGTTTTGCTCTCCTGTCGAATGCTGTTCACCGTGGTGTTGGAGTGCTCTGCAGCCCGCACGGCAAATCCGAAGCGATCCATCTCGATCAGCTGGTCCATAACCTCGGCAGCAGCCCGCGCGGCCAGCAGTTGGGTGCTATTGAAGCCCACGCGCCCGGTGGCCTTGAACCGCTCGATCACGCCGGTGAAGGTCTCCACGTGCTCGCGGATCGCGTCCACGGCTTCATCGGTAAACGGCGTGCCATCGGCCTTGAGCAGGCGCATGAGTTCGGCGTACATGAAGCCGTTGAACACCAGATCCCACAGCTCGGTCTCGGTGGCCCGGCCGCTGGTGAACTGGTCGATCGTGGTCCAGTGCGCCAGCTTGCAGTCGATCACCTGGGCGGCGTCGATCGGCTTGCGCCACCACTTGGGCATTGTCTCGCGCTTGAGGTGGGACGCGCGGCGGTGTGCTGTTCGCATAGGGTGCTCCAGGTTGAAGGGGGTCAGGCGGCCAGCGGCATGCTGCGGATCTCGGCTTCTTCGGCGCGCACTTCGTCCATGAAGCGCTCGACCTCGGCGGCCAGTTCCTTGATGCGCTTGTCGTCGCGGTACACGCGGCGCACGACCAGCTGCAGGTGCTCGGGGAATTCCGGGTTGAAGGACGCGAAGTCCCACCAATCGCGCTCGCTGATCCACAGGCCGCCCTGGATCTGCCACGTGTACTCGGGGGGCTCGGCCTTCAGCTTCAGGTACTCCAGGTGGTTGGCCAGCTCGGGGCACTTGATCTCCAGCCCGCCCTTGGTGCCGATCAGGCCGTCAGGAGACATCCCGGCTTCGAGCGTGTCGTGCATGCACAGGCCGACTTCCTCGACCACCGCTCCGGTGCGCACCATGTAGGCCATGCGGGCATCTGGCTCGCGCTCGGTGCCCTGGCGCATGGCGGCGCTCTGGAACGTGGTGACAGGCCGTCCGGTGAGGCGCTCGACCACCAGCCGCGCGCGGTAGTTGCGCCGGCCGGCCGCCTCGCCTGCCTTGACCTTGGCCATCACCGCATCGAACTGGCTGGCCGTGGCCACACCAGCGCGCGACAGCAGCCACTCGGGGCTTCCCTGTTCGTGGTTGAGGACTTTCATGCGCCCAGCTCCGTCTTGCGATCCTGCGCGGCCTGGTTGATGACCTTCACGGCGCCGTCGTCCTTGGTGGCCTTGATGCTGTCCAGCGCCGCCTTGCGGCTGGCCTCGACCTCTGCCTCGGTGGTGCCGGCCTTCACGTTGCCCACCAAGGCGGCCAGCGTGTCGCTGTCGACGGTCTCGGTCCTAGTCTTGGCGAAGGCCTGCTCGGGCGTGGTGTCACCGTCGCGGATGGCGGTGGTCAGGCCGAACAGAGTGCCCAGGTGGTCAAGCGTCAGATCTTCTTCGCCGGTGATGTCCAGGTACAGGAACACCTGCGCCGGCTGCACGCCCATCTTCTGCAGCACACCCAGCGCACGCGCGCGGCGGTTGGCCAGCGTCTGCATGTCGCCGATGGCGGTCGAGCGCGCCGACTCGTACAGGTCGGCCCAGAAGGCTTTTGGAACGCCCTTCAGGATCGAGTTGCGCAGGGCGATGGAACAAGCGGCGTTCGCGGTCACGCCGATCATGTCGGGCTTGAAGCGGCGGCCCTGGCGGTCAACGATCCGGCGCTGCACCTCGTAGGTGATGGCGACGTTCTTCTCAAGATCGTGGAACACAGCTTGCGCGGTCACGAAGTCGCCCTGGTCGGACACCACGCGCGCGCCGGCCCGGCTGTTGCCCCAGGCGCTCACGATCACTTCGGCGAAGCGGGCGCTGGGCCCTTCGATGTTCTTGCCATCCCGGGGCAGGCTGTAGATGCATTCCTGCGCGATGGTCTCGTTCAGGGTGACCATGGCCAGGGCTTCGTTGCGGAAGCTCTTGATGCTGCGCGGGTACTTATGCGCGGTGGCGATCTGCATGTCGATCTCGCCCTTGTTCAGGAGCGCGACGGTGCCTGACTCGGCGGTCAGGACTTCGGTGGTGTCGTTCATGGGTTCTCTCGGTGGTGGGTGATCTGGTGCGCTGGCGGAAGGCCCGCCGCGCGTTGCGAAACGATTCACGGATGCCGCAGCCGCAGCTGCGGTACAGACGCCAGGTGTTCAGGGCAAGGCGGGCGCGGCTGATGGGCTCGGCCTCTCCCAGCACCACGGCGGCGCGGTCGTCGGGCAGGTGGTGGGTATCCACTCGGTGCAGAAGCCCGCAGCGGCGCAAGCACTTCGATTCGGGGTAGTTGCAGGCGCTGTGCACGCAGATGCGCGAGCGGCCGCGCAGGAGGTAGGGGTCGCTCATGTCAGTAACCCAGCGCCAAGGCCAGAAGCATGACGAACAGCACGAAGCTGCTCAGCCAAAGCACGACGCGGTGACCCAGCGGCGTGACCGGCCGGTGCACTTCGATGCACGTGGCGCGCATGTCAGGGAATGCCTGCGACAGGCTGCGCGGGTAGCAGCGCGTGGTGTTGCTGAGTGGCACATCGCGCAGGATGCGCTGACTGCTGGCCGTGCCTTCGGGGAACAGGCCGGCGCTCATTGCGTCACCTCGACCATGTGGGTTTCGGCTTGTTCGATCTGGATACCGCTGTAGCCGCAATCCTGTCGGCCATCAGTGCGCACCTGGGGCGTCCACCTCCAGCCCCACATCGGCATGCCGTAGCTGGTGTAAGGGCCGGCGCTTGTGACGACTCGAACTCCGCCCGATGTCTTGACGCGCATGCCGGGCTTCAGGCTTGCGACTGGTTGAAGTGCGTTCATGCCTCCACCTCATCGGTGTAGTGCTCGGCGTACTTCGCCGCGGCGCGCTCCACAAGCTGGCGGGCAGCCAAGGCCACCATCGGGTCGCAACCTTTCATGGCGATCGAAAGCAAACGCACCACGTCCCCCAGGGCCGGGCCTTTGTTCAGCGTTTCCAGCGCGTCCTGCAGAACCTCGGCCACGGTGTAGGCGCGGCGCGGGAAACCTTTCGCACCGTAGGCCATGCCCAGCGCGCGGCCAGCTTGGTAGTCGGGAGCGGTGCCAGCCCATGCCGGGGTGGCGTCAGGATCACCGGCAGCGATGGCCTGGGTGAAGTTGAAAGCCGTTTCGGCTTCGGCCCGGGTCTGGGCGTCCTGGCGGTTGTGCAGTTCGTCCAGCATGCGCCGGGACTGCAGGGATTCGGTAACGCAGATACTCACAGCACACCCCCATCAGCGCGGAAGGTGCTGCGTGCGCTGGGAGCGGTGGTGAAGCCCGCGCGTGCCAGCTTCTTGGCCTGCTCGTCCTGCTCGACCGGCAGGAGCTCCAGATCGCCAGCCAGCGAATCGGCAAAGTCTTCCGGGGTGGCCAGCTCCTTTGCCTCAAGGCCCGGCATTTCCGTGCGGTTGTTCATGCTGCTCTCCATGTGGGCCTCGGTGTGAGGCGATGGAGTCATTGAACCACAGTTCAATAAAGGATGCAACCACGGTTCAACGAAGGCGACGAACGGCAGAAAACAATGGACAAAAAAAAGCCCGCTCAGCGGCGGGCCGTCGTGGCAGGTTCTGAATTTATCTGGGTGGCTGGCCGGTTGCGAACGATGTGCCGTCGCTCAACAGAACGCCCGTGAGGCCGTTGTTGTCGGCAGAGTCAACGCGGATGCGGAACTGCTGAAACGTGATCTCTCTGGAAGCTGCAAGGTCGTACTTTGCACTTTGGAAGAACGCAGGCGCGGCCAGGTTGCCCCTGAATTCGCGGTATGTGATTTCGATGGTTGAGCCTGACACGCCCGAGTAAATCAATTCCTTGCGCACGTAGTCGGCTGAAACCTCGGACGATGTTTTCCACCCATCAGGGGAATTCATGACGCCCACCCAGCGGCGAACGGTCTGAACGTTGCCCGCTTGCGCGGTCAACAGAGTCCCGCCTGGCGATGCTTTGAGCGCTTGGCCTACTCGGTAGGACTGCAAAGGCGTGGATTGCAACACCTGTGGCGCGCAACCGGAAAGCGCAATGCAGCACAGCGCTGCAGCGGTCATAAACACTGCGTTTAGGTTCACGTTTTTGGCCTTTTCAATGCAGGTTTCTGGAGGTCGCCCAAGACTTTGCCCATGTGCTCGCGAAGCTCTTTTGCCTTTGCCGCGATTTCAGATCGGTAGCGTTCTCTGTCCGAATCAAGCAACCACCGGAAGTCTTCTAGGAACGCGATCTCTTCAGCCGTAAGGGCATCAAACGGCCCCAATTCGGCAGCAGGTGCAGGCGGAGGCGTCGGAACGTCCAGCGTGCGCTTCCCCTTGCCGGTTGCAAGCCACGTGGGATCGACCTTGTACTTGTGAGCAACCTTCAGCAGGTTCTCGCGGCCAAGCCCGCCGCCCTTTCTGATTTTCTCAGCAGCCTGAAATGAGAAGCCCAGCGCGTCGCGCAGCGCCACGACCGTCAAGGGCTTGGTCCCCATGATGGATTCGAGTCGATGCCAGACAGTTTCAACCATGGTTTGCATGGTAGGCCGGGAATACTCAACCTGAGTTGACGACTGCATTGAACCGTGGTTCAATGCGTCCATGAACAAGTCAAAAGCCATTGAAATCCTCGGCGGCTCGGTGTCTGCAGCAGCAGAAGTCATGGGCGTTTCCTACCAGGCAGTGGACAAGTGGCCCGACGAGCTTCCTCCCCGCATTGCGGAGCGAGTGTTGGGGGTTGTCGCAAAGAACCGGTACCCCGAACTGGCCGCCGAACTGGCTGCGCCCGCAGTCAACGCCGCAGGGCAGGGCTCCGAGCAATGAATCGATGAGGGTGGGGGTCGTCATGGCCACCAGTCTCGTTTTTTCGCCTGAATGGCTTAAGGAAAGTAGTGCAACAAATGAACCCGCAAGTTTCCAGTAGCCAGCTCTCGCTGGATTTCACCCCAGGCCTTACAGAGCGGTTCGACAACGTGCTGGAGTGCGTTCGTGCTGGTGCCTACGCCAATGCGAAGCCGCTGAAGTCGATTGCCATGGACATGGACATGAGCCAGTCCGACCTCTCGCGCAAGCTGGCCAGCAACCCTGACGACCCGCGCCGGTTCACTGTTCTGGACCTTGAGGCCTACGTGGAATCGACGGGTGACACGACGCCCATCTTGTACCTAGCGCAGAAGTTCTGCTGCGACTCCGACCTCAAGAAGCGCGAGGCACTGTCCGCACTCGCAAGCCTGGCGCCGCAGCTTCAGGCGCTGCTCAAAGAAGCCGGCATCAAGGCATGAAACGCGCCGCCCGGTTCTTCATGCTTTGCATCACCTTGCGCTCGATCACATCGGCGCTTTGGGTTGATGCCTACGAAAACCACAAACCATCTCACGGCAAATGAAAAAAATCAACCTGAACGTGATTCGTATCGACGGTGGCACTCAGGCCCGCGTCGAGATTGACATGCAAGTGGTGGCGGACTACGCCGAAGCAGTGAATGCTGGCATTGAGTTCCCAGCGATCACGGTCTATCACGATGGTGCGGACTACTGGCTTGCCGATGGCTTTCACCGCTTCCACGCGCACAAGCAGGCTGGCAAGGCCTCCATCGCCGCCGAGGTGGTGACAGGTACGGCACGCGATGCCATTCTGCATTCGCTGGGCGCAAACGGCACGCACGGCCTGCGCCGTAGTAACGCGGACAAACGCAAAGCGGTCATGACCATGCTGGCCGATGCTGAGTGGGCAGAGTGGAGCGATCGCAAAATTGCAGAGGCTTGTGGCGTCACTCATCCCTTCGTTGCGGGCATTCGCAAGCCCAAAGAAGTGATAACGGTTATCACCCCGAAGGCCGACCAAGTGGTAACCGTTACCACTCCAAAGGCTGAAAAACAGCCCAAGCGAAGCCTGCATCAGCCCGAAGAAGCGCCCGACGCAGGCGATCAACTGGCCGAGGCGCAGCACGCAATCACCGACCTGGCCGCTGAGAACGAGCGCCTTTCCGACCGCTTGGCAGTGGAGGCCATGGACGCCAGCGAAGAAGAGAAGACCGCTGCAGCGCAAACCATTGCAGAGCTTCGTGAGCGCGTGCGCGTCTTGGAGATTGAGGTATCCGCGCTTAAGGCTTCACGAGACACCTACATGCGCGAATCGACGGAGCGCCTGAAGCAGATCAAGCAACTGCAGCGGCAGGCTGAAAAGGCCGCAGCATGAGCCATTCAGACCTTCAGCTTTTTGACTATCAGGAAGCCATCCTGCACAAGCTGCGGGACGGCTTCATGGATGGCCACCGTTCGCAAATGCTGGTTGCGCCTACGGGCGCCGGCAAGACCGAGATGGCGATGGAACTGCTGGAGGCTGCGGCCAACAAGGGCAACCGCGCCGCGATGGTGCTTGACCGCATTGTGCTGTGCAACCAGACCAGCGAGCGCCTGGACAAGTACGGCATCGGCCACGGCGTGCTGCAGTCAGGCCACTGGAGGTTTCGCCCGCACGAGCTGATTCAGGTGTGCAGCGCTCAGACGCTGGAGAAGCGCGGCAGCTTCCCGAATTTGAAATTGTTGGTCGTTGATGAGGCGCACAACACGCGCCGGCAGACCATCGAGTTCATCAAGAACAACCCACAAGTGAAGATCGTTGGCCTGTCTGCCACGCCTTTCACCAAGGGTCTGGGCAACGTCTACACCAACGTGGTGTCGGCCATCAGCACGGGCGAACTGGTCAAGCGTGGCCGCCTGGCGCCGCTGCGCGTGTTTATCGCCAAGGAAATCGACATGACCGGGGCCACGAAGGTTGCCGGTGAATGGTCGTACAAGGAAACCGAGTCACGCGGCATGGCCATCACTGGCGATGTGGTTGCTGAGTGGGTGAAGAAGACCCACGAGATTTTTGGCGGGCCGCGCAAGACGGTTGTGTTTGCTTCAGGCGTTGCTCATGCGGCAGACCTTGCAAAGCAATTCGGCGAGGCCGGATACAACTTCGTGAGCCTGTCCTACAAGGACGACGACGAGTTCAAGGCCGAGGCGATCCGCGATTTTTCCAAGCCAGACACCGCAATCCACGGACTGATCGCCACCGACATTCTCACGAAGGGCTTCGATGTGCCTGACGTGATGATCGGCGTCAGCGCCCGTCCGTTCTCGAAATCGTTTGCCTCACACGTGCAGCAGATGGGCCGTGTGATGCGGTCATGCGAGGGCAAGGACTTTGCCTTGTGGTTGTGCCATTCGGGCAACTACCTGCGCTTCGCTGAAGAGTGGCAGGACGTGTACGAGAACGGTGTCAACGAGATCGACGAGGGCAAGGAAAAGCCGCGCCGTGAGTTGACTGAGAACGAGAAGGAGGCCGCCAAGTGCCCGCGCTGCAACGCGTTCTGGCCTGGTCGCACTGACACGTGCGCGTGCTGTGGCTTCATGCGTGCGAAGCGCTCTGAGGTGGCTGTGAACCCGGGTGAGTTGCAAGAGTTGGTCATGGGCGCCAACGTCAAAGACCAAGCCATCAAACAGCAGTGGTACAGCCAGCTCCTGGGCATCGCCAAGGATCGCGGTTACAGCGATGGTTGGGTCGCGCACAAGTACAAGGAAAAGTTCACTGTCTGGCCGCGTGGCGTCGAGGCTGTGCCGCTGCCCGCATCGCTTGAGGTGGCTCGGTGGGTCAAGAGCAGGCAGATCGCCTGGGCAAAGTCTAGGAAGGCGGCATGACCTTCATGGACTTCTGCCACATCCACGGAATCACGCTGCGCCAACTGCCACCAGTTGGCCGCTGGATGCGTGTGCCGACTGACGACAAGCCACGCAGCCGAAACGGCGCTGTGAAGTTCATGGGTGATGTGGGCTTTGTTCAGAACTGGGCCACGATGACAGAGCCTGCAGTCTGGCGCGAGGAAGGCCAGTCAACGCAAGCTGTGGCTCGCGTTCGCGCTGTGGCAGACGCCGCTGCACGTGAGGCGCGCGAAGCCGCGCAGAGGGCCGCAAACAAGGCTCAGGGCATCTTGTCCGAGTGCGAGTTGTCTGTGCACCCATACCTTGAGGCAAAGGGCTTCGCGGAGGAATTGGGCAACGTGTGGAACAAGGACACGGACAACGTGTTGGTGATCCCCATGCGCCTGGGGCAATCCATTGTCGGCTGCCAACTCATCAAGCCAGACGGCGAGAAGAAGTTTCTGTACGGACAGCGCTCAGGCGGTGCTGAGTTCGTCATCGGCCAGCGTGGCACGCATGTGCTTTGCGAGGGCTATGCGACGGCCCTGTCTGCCCGCGCTGCTCTGCACAACCTGAAGCTGTCCTATGTGCTCCATGTGACCTTCAGCGCCGGAAACATGAAGAGGGTTGCCCAGGCCTTGCCGCGTGGCGTGGTGCTTGCCGACAACGACGCCAGCGGCACAGGCGAGCGCGTGGCAAAGGAAATCGGCTGGCCGTATTGGATGAGCGACGTGGTGGGCGAGGACTTCAACGATGCGCACAAGCGTTTGGGCGTCTTCGGCGTGGCAATGCAGTTGAAGAAGGTGATGCCCATGCGGTAGCGGGTTTCTGCATTGCACCGCGCCGGTTGGTCATCCCTTTGGCGGCGCGGGAAGAACCCCCTACCAAAGGACAGGCGCTGAAAGAGGGGAAACGGTGGCGAAGCCAGAGCCGTAGCGTCGAACGTCTGGCGGGTCATGTAACGCGACGGAGCAGTCGAAACGCATGTGAAGGCCTTCCAGGAATGGCTAGGTCTGTCCGCTCAAGAGCAGTGAGAGGAAGAGATGAATTCAGTAGGTAGTGATTCAAAGAAAACCGAGGCGAAAAAGTGCAAAACGTGTTCACACGCAAACCCGAAAGCGAATACCGACATGGCAAAGCAAGGCTTTGCGCTGTGCAATTTAGGGCCGAAGTGGGAGTTTCACGCACCCACTTTCACCTGCAACAAATGGAGCGCCAAAACGTGAACATCATCCTGCCTTGGCCACCTGTTGATCTGAGCCCCAACAGCCGAACGCACCATATGGCGCTGCACCGCGCGAAGAAAGCCTACCGGGCTGAATGCGCATGGCAGGCAAAGCTGCAGGGCGCTCGCGCCTTGACTGTGCCCAAGCTGCACGTGTCGTTCACGTTTTACCCGCCAAGCAAGCGCCGAATTGATCTCGACAATTGCATTGCACGGATGAAGTCGGGCATTGACGGCCTCGCCGATGTGCTGGGCGTTGACGACAGCGCGTGGGAGATGTCGTTCAAGTTCGCTGACGACGTGGGTGGTTTGGTGCGCGTTTACGTGGACACGGCCCCATGACCATGCGCTGCATCCTCTGCACCCGCCCCCTGCAATCCGCAGCGGTCTACATCGGCGCATACCCGGTCGGCCCTACGTGCGCCCGCCGCGCCGGCCTGGTGAAGATTGCCAGCCGTGGCACGAACAAAGCCCTGACGCTTGGGCCCGCAACGCGGGTTCGCCGTGGTGCTGACGATGCGCAGATGGCGCTTGAATTGGAGGCTGCATGAGCACCGACCGCATCACCCTCACGCTGTTCAGCCCCACCCAAGCCGCGCAAGAACTGCCCAGGGCCTGGACCTGGATTAAAGCGATGCTGTGCGCCGGCCACCGCCTGGTTCTGTCTGTGCGCCTCGAAACCCGCACCACAAAGCAGAACGCAATGATGTGGTCTTGCCTCACCGACCTGTCCAAGCAAGTGACATGGTTCGGCAAGAAGATGACGAAAGAGGGATGGAAAGACTTCATCACCGGCCACCTCGACGGCCAGGACTTGGTGCCCAACATGGACGGCACCGGCTTCATCAGCATACAGCGCGGCCGCAGCACCAGCCAAATGACCAAGAAGGAAATGATTGCGGTCATCGACTTGTGCCATGCCTTCGGGGCAGACAAGGGCGTGCAGTGGTCGCTTACGTCGCTGGGCCGTGATGCAGTCGATCCTGAGACTGGCGAATTGCTGGGCTACAGGTCGGAGGTGGCTGCATGATCCGCTCAAGCTTCAAGCGCCCAACCCTTGAGCGCGTGCGCACCGTGCACACACCAGTGCCCCAGCACCTGCGCCGCAATGCAAGCATGACGCCCGTAGCTCCGCGAATCGCGGCAATCGTGAAGTTTGAGTACGTGCGTAGCCGCCCGCTGCTGAACGCCATCAAGAGCCTGCCGTGCCAGCACTGTGGAGCGTGTGCGCCCAGCGACCCAGCCCACTCGAACAGCTCGTGCCACGGCAAGGGCAAAGCCATCAAGGCCAGCGACGTGTTCTGCGCCGCGCTCTGCCGCTCATGCCACAGGCTGGTGGACGAAAGCAGCAAGCTGACCCAGGAAGAGCGCATGGCCATCTGGTACCCAGCATGGCGCAATACCGTGCGGCTGCTGCTGCGCAATGGCACATGGCCAACCCACATACCTATCCCCGACATCAGGAGCATGAATTGAAAGCACGCACACCAGAGGAATCGCTGGCCATCGGCATGGCCAATGCGCAGGAGGTTGGCGACTGCCTTGAATGGCAGGGCACTTTCTCGAACAAAGGGACGCAGCCGACCGTGAAGTATCGATCTGGCACCAAGACGTTTAGCGAAAACCTGAGTGTCCCCAAAATGCTGTGGGAGCGGGAAAACGGCCCGGTGCCAGAAGGCAAGATCGTGTTTCGAAAGTGCTGCAACAACGCATGTGTGCTCCAGGCTCACATCGTCGTCGGCACACGGAAGGAGTGGCAGAAGGCAAGGAAGCGCGCTGGAGCTACCAAGCACAGCCCGGCGACCATCATCTCTCTGACCATCGCCGCTCGCAACCGCGAAACCACCCTGAACAGCACTCAGCGCGCCCAAGCGGTGCGCGAGTTGTTGGCAGCCGGCAAAAAGCAAGAGGACGTTGTTGCCGAGACAGGGGTATCAATACACATGGTCAAAGACATAGGCCGCAATCGATCCTGGCGAGACCTTGGATCACCTTTCAGTGGATTGGGCGCAAGATGACCGATGAACTCGAACACCCCACCCAGGACGATATCAACCAGAAGCTGAACGACTTGCTGGCCAAGTGGCACGCCTGGTCGCAAAGCTACAGCCTGGGCAAGGGCTACCCGTCTAGCGATCCGATCTTCGGGCACTCAAAGTCGGCCAGCCACTGGGATTCCCGCAACGGTGCGCTGGATGCAGTGGTGGACGGCAAGATCATGGAGGCTTTTGACGCCGTGATCTGGCAGGTGCCGCGCCCGCACCTCACGGCCCTGCAGTTCCTCGCCCGCAATCTGGCCAGCAGGGCACAGGTGTGGACCTCGCCATACCTGCCCAAGGACGAGGACGAGCGGGCCGTGCTGCTGATGGAAGCCCGGAACATGCTCCTGCGCCGGCTTGCGCGGTCGGGCGTGATGTCGTAGACTTCACGTCGGGGCGTTGCGGCGTGGAAAAATCGCAGTCCCATCAAGGCCACCCAATGCGGTGGCTTTTTCGTTTCGCGGGCCGCTACACACAACCCTGAAGGCCATGTGCCACTTGGTAGCGCGCCCGCACCCAAACCCCGCTCCAAGCGTGCTGCCGAAGCGCGTCCCGCCACGGGCAAATGGCGGGTGGGTTGATCCTGGCGCGCTGACAGGTGCAGACGGCACAGCGAAAACGCAAGCGCCAGCCGGCCCAGACCAAGCCCGGTCGCCGTATGGCGCTCCTTCTCGGGCAGAGCCCGAGCACCACCCAAGCCAGAGGCGCGGGAGAACCCCATGACACCAAAGCAGGAAGCATTCGCTCAGGCGGTCGCATCCGGGATGAATCAGTCCGACGCATACCGGTTGGCCTACAACGCCAAGGGCAAGGCCGCAGGGATCAACGTGAGCGCCTGCAAACTTATGGCCGACCCTAATGTGTCCCTAAGGGTTTCGCAGATTCGCGCTAAGGGTGCCGAACGCGCTGCCGTGACTCTGGAAGGCCATTTGCAGACCCTGGCAGACCTTCGTGATGCGGCAGAGAAGGCCAAGCAGTTCAGCGCTGCCATCGCGGCAGAGATCGCCCGGGGCAAAGCAAGCGGCATCCACATCGAGAAGTCCGAGCAGACCGTGACAACGAAAGCGCTGCCGGCCAGTGTTGACGAGTTCGTGTGAGCCTTACGCCCACGCAAAAGGCGTTTGCCACCAGCCGTGAGGCATTCCCGGCATTCGTCGGAGGATTTGGAAGCGGCAAGACGGCGGCGGCGATCGCGCGGGCCATGGCGCTGAAGTCGCATTTCCCGCACTGCGATCTGGCTTACTACCTGCCGAGCTTCCCGCTGGTCGAAGACATTGCGATGAGGCGTTTCCCCGAGCTGTGCGACAAAAAGGGCTGGGCCTACAAAACCAGAGGCGGGAGCAGCCCGCACATTGAGTTCCCGGGTGCTGGACGAATCCTGTTACGAAGCATGTCCACGCCGGCCAGCATCGTCGGATACGAGGTGGCGCACAGCATCTGTGACGAGCTGGACACGATGCCAATTGAGGCGGCGCGTCATGCCTGGAACAAGATCATTGCCCGCAACCGCCAGAAGTGTTACATGCCGAACACGGTGGCGGTGGCAACCACGCCAGAGGGGTTCGGGTTCGTTTATGAGCGCTGGGTGCAGAAGCCCCAGCCAGGATATGTGCTGTTCAGGGCAAAGACCATGGACAACGCCGGCAACCTGCCGCCCGGCTACATCGACAACTTGCGCAACAGCTACCCGAGTCAGTTGCTGAGCGCCTACTTGGATGGCGAATTCGTCAACCTCTCATCTGGGAATGTGTACGCGCCCTTTGACAGGACGGCCAACCAGACGCTGGAGACGATCAAGGCCGGCGAGCCGCTACACATTGGAATGGACTTCAACGTGACCAAGATGGCAGCCGCAATCCATGTGCTGCGTGATGGGAAACCCCACGCGGTAGATGAATTGACGGAGGTCTTCGACACGCCGGCGATGTGCGCGCTGATCCAGCGCAAGTTCCCAGGCCATCAGATTTTTGTGTACCCGGACGCATCGGGCGGCAGCCGCAAGAGTGAGAACGCCAGCCAGTCGGATCTCTCGCTGCTCAGGCAGGCCAAGTTCATCGTCTGCAACAACCCGGCGAACCCTGCAGTGAAAGACCGGGTGCTCTCGGTCAACAAGCTACTGGAAAGCCGCGAGTACAAGGTCAACCCGGACAAGTGCCCGGCATTGGTGGAGGCGCTGGAAAAGCAGGCGTACGACAAATACGGCGAGCCCGACAAGAAGTCAGGCCTAGACCACATCATTGACGCCGCCGGCTACTTCATCGCGTACAAATTCCCGGTTCAGAGCCGGTCAATCCAACGCCTTCGGGTGACAGGAACCTGAGCATGGACGACAAGCCCGATCACCGACACCCCGAGTACGAGGCCATGCTCCCCAAGTGGGAGCGCTGCCGCGATGCTCTGGCCGGGCAGGATGCCGTGCACAAGGCCGCAGGCAAGTACCTGCCCAAGCTGACCGACCAAGAAGCGGGCGAGTACGACGCCTACCTGAAGCGCACGCTGTTCTATCCGGCATCGGGCCGCACGTGGCAAGGACTCATCGGTCTGGTGTTTCGCCAGGCGCCACATGAGGAATCGCCGCCCGCTGCGATGCCGCTTCTCGAAGACGTGACCCTCGCCGGCAAGACGGCCGAGGACTTTGCCCGCGAGATTCTGGGCGAGGTGGAAGCGGTGGGTCGCTACGGCGTGCTCGTGGAGTTTCCCCGTGTGGCCCAGCAGCCGAACAGCCTGGCCGAGGCCGGCGCGCAGAACCTGCGCCCGTATGCCACGGGCTACATGGCCGAGTCCATCATCAACTGGCGGGTGAAGCGCGTGGGCAATGTGATGAGGCCAACACTGGTGGTGCTGGCTGAGACGCACAAGACGGCCGGCATGTTCGTCACCAACCACGAGCAACAGCTTCGGGTGCTGCTGTTGATGGAAGGCCAGTACGTGCAGCAGATCTGGCGCAAGCCGGAGCAGACCGGCGACTGGACCTTGTTCGAGCAGATCATTCCGCTGCGCAACGGTGTGCCGCTCGACTTCATCCCGTTTTTCCCGTTTGGATCAGAGGAAAACAGCCTCCGGTGCCAGGACCCGCCGCTGCTGGACCTGATCAACGTCAACTTGTCGCACTACCGCACCACGGCTGACTTGGAGCACGGCGCGCACTACACCGGCCTACCCACCCCATTCATCGCGGGCGTGCAGCTCGGCGAGAACGAGAAGATCCGCATCGGCAGTTCCACCGCCATCGTGTCGCCAGACCCAAGCGCCACGGCCAGCTTTCTGGAGTTCACTGGGCAGGGCCTGGGCGCACTGGAAAAGCTGCTCGACCGCAAAGAAGCGCAGATGGCAGCCATTGGAGCGCGCATGCTCATGCCTGAGAAAGCAGCAGTGGAGGCCGCAGAGACCGTTGCCATGCGCCACAACGGAGAGAACTCGGTGCTGGCTGGACAGGCGAACTTGATCAGCAGCGGCGTGCAATCGTTCCTGAACACCATGCGCGAGTGGTCGGGCATCGCTGGCGAGGTGCAGTTCCGGCTGTCCACCGACTTCCTGCCGGGCCGCATGTCGCCGCAGGAACTCGACAGCTTGGTGAAATCCTGGCAGGCCGGCGCGATCAGCAAGCGCACGCTGTTCTCGAACCTGCAGATGGGCGAGATCGTGGAGCCGGGCAAGACCTACGAGGAAGAGGAAGCCGAAGCCGCCGAGGATGGCCCGCAGCTCGGCAACGTGACGCCGCCGCAAGATGGCGCTGAATGACCGCTTACAGGATGAGCAGATCGGGCGCAATGCCGACCTGTTGAGATATCAGAACTGGCTCGTGGCGCGTGTCATCGGCCTGCTGAACAAGGTGGACAACGACCTGTTCGCGGCCCTGACCCGTGCACTGGACCGGTTGCCGGCCGGCGAACTCAACGTGCAGCGGCTGGAGGAACTGCTGGGCAGTGTTCGCCGGCTCAATGCCCAGGCATACGCCGCTGCGGGTCGTGAGCTGACCGAGCAACTGCGCGACCTCGTGGAGGTTGAGGGGCAGTTCCAGTTCGAGTTGTTTCAGGCAGAGGTGCCGCCTCAGGTGATCGCCGCGGTGGGCGTGAACGCAGTCAGCACAAACCAGGTGTTTGCGGCCGTGACCTCGCGCCCATTTCAGGGCAAGCTGCTCAAGGAATGGGCGACCAGCATTGAGGAATCGCGCATCGTGCGCATCCGGGACGCGATCCGCATCGGGTACGTGGAGCAGCAGACCATCGATCAGATCGTGCGGCGCATCCGTGGCACCAAGGCCCGGGGCTACGCCGATGGCCTGCTGGAGATTGACCGCAGGAACGCCCAGGCTGTGGTGCGCACAGCGGTGAGCCACACGGCGGCGACGGCGCGCGAGAAGTTCTATGAGGCGAACGAGGATCTGATCAAGGCGGAGAAGTGGGACTCCACGCTGGACAGCCGCACCACGCCGATCTGCCAGATTCGCGACGGCAAGCTGTACAAGCCGGTGACGCATGCACCGATAGGTCACAAGGTGCCGTGGCTGGGCGGGCCGGGCAGGGCGCACTTCGGGTGCCGCTCGGCGAGTGTGCCGGTCACGAAGTCCTGGCGAGAGTTGGGCCTTGACATTGACGAGCTGCCGACCAGCACACGGGCCAGCATGGACGGCCAGGTGCCGGCAGACACAACCTACAGCGCGTGGATTCAGCGCCAGAGCGCCAAGCGGCAAGACGACATCCTGGGCCCGAACCGCGGCGCGCTGTTGCGCAAGGGCGGGCTGAAGTTCGACGAGCTTTTCAACCCGCGCGGGCAGTACCTGACGCTTGAGCAACTGAGGGAGCGCCGCCCGGGCGCGTTTGACGGCTGAGTGAGTATCATGGACGGCCAAAGGAGGCCCAGGCCATGAAGATGTGGAAGATTCTGCAGATCGTCGGCGTGCTGATTCTGCTCGTCGGCGTCGTGGTTCGTGTGGGCGGTGAGTTCTACGGGGTGCACCTTGCGCTGCTGGGCTTGCTGCTGTGGATCGTCGGCAAGGTCGGCGCCTGGCTCAAATCCGATCAGGCCTGATGCCCCGCCTCACACTCATTCCCGGCACGCCGCCACCGGACACCCCGGCGCAGCGTGTGCGAGAGCGGGTGAAAAAGATGCCAAAACCGGCCGCCCTGGCCCAATGCCCGCGATGCGGTGGGCGTGAGTTCCTGACCACGAAAACGGGTGTGCTGCTCAAGGCTGGGAAGGCCTCGGGCGGCACGCCGAACCTGATCTGTGTGCACTGCCTCGCAAGGGGCGAACGCATCGCCATCTAGCCCCACCTGGGTAGTCAATCACCGAAGCCTCGCTGGCAGTGTCAGCGGGGCTTTTTCTTTGGGCCAGCGGCCCGCAACCAACCGGCCAGAGGCCAACACCCATGAGCATTGATCTTGAATCGCCAGAGGCGAAAGCGGCCATCAAAGCCGCCGTTGAAGAAGCCACTGCAGCACTCGCGACCAAAAACCGAGAACTGCTGGGCGAGCTGAAGGAGGCCCGCAAGGGCAAGACCATCAACCCGGAGGATGTCGAGAAGCTGGAAAGCCGAATCGAAGAACTCACGGGCCAGCTCACCGAGGCTCAGAAAACGGCGAAGAAGGCCACCACCGAAGCCGAGAAAGCGACGAAGGCCCTGGCCGACGCGGAAGGCTTCACCCAGCGCCTGCTGGTGGACAACGGGCTCACCGACGCACTGACGAAAGCCGGCGTGTCGAACCCTGTGCACCTGAAGGCGGCAAAGGCTCTGCTCAATGGGCAGGTGCAGATCGTGGCCGATGGTGACTCCAAAGTCGCCAAGGTCGGCGAGAAGGCACTGGCCGACTACATCGGCGAATGGGCCAAGGGCGACGAAGGCAAGTTCTTCGTCGCTGCTCCGAACAACTCCGGCGGCGGTGCCAACGGCGGTTCGGGTGGCTCAGGCAACAAAACCACGGACCTCAAATCGATCGACGCATCCGACAAATCCGCACGCACTGCGGCTCTGGAGGCGCGTCTGGCCGAGGCGGGGAACAACTGAAAACTCACGGCTTGAAGGCCTGAAAGGTACACACCATGTCTCTGACCAACATGAAGGTCTTCAACGCCCAGTTGCAGACCGCCACCATCGAAACGCTCGGCCAGATGGTCGATAAATTCAACGCCGCTTCTGCTGGCGCCATCCTGCTGACCTCGCAAGGTTTCGAGGGCGATTACCGCTTCGAGAACTTTTTCCAGTCGCTGCACGCTGCCCAGCGCCGCGTTGACCGGTACGCCACCATCGGCACCGCCACCCCGACCAACCTGGCACAACTCCAGGCCATCGGCGTGAAGGTGGCCGGCGGCTTCGGTCCCATCCAGTGGGAACCCGGCCAGCTCACATGGGTGCAGATGAACCCCGCCGCTGCGCTGGAAGCCATCTCGCGCAACCTGGCCGAGGCGATCATGAAGGACCAGCTCAACACGGCGATTGCTTCGCTCGTGGCGGCCATCGAGACGCAAGCCTCGGCGACCTTCGACGCTGGCACCCCCACGGTCATCACCTACAACCACATCAACAGCGCGCACGCCAAGTTCGGCGACAGCTCTGCTCTGATCGTGGCCGATGTGATGGACGGCGTGGCCTACCACAACCTGATCGGGAACAACCTGACCAACACCCCGCAACTGTTCCAGTTCGGCAGCGTGACGGTGGTGGACATCCTGGGTAAGCGCGTGGTCGTTACCGATGCCCCGTCCCTGCGTGAGACCGGCACCGGCCGCGATCAGAAGGTGCTGGGTCTGGTGGCTGGTGCTGCGACCGTCTACGACGGCAGCTCGCTGATCACCAACATCGAGACCGTGAACGGCGGCAACCGCATCGTCACCACGATGCAGGCCGACTACGATTTTGGTGTGGCGCTCAAGGGCTATGCCTGGGACACCGCCAGCGGCGGCAAGTCGCCCACCGACGCCGAGCTCGCCACCGGTGCGAACTGGGACAAGGTGGCCACCGACATCAAGCACACCGCCGGCGTCATCTGCCTGGCGAACGCTGCCTGATGAGCGCCCCGGTGGACTTCTCGGGGCTGGTCCTGGCCCACCGGGGCAAGAAGATCGCCGTGATGGGCGGCGCGCCATGCTTGGCCGAACACCTGACCATGGGAGTCGAGGCCGATTTGTGGATCAGCGCCAACCATCACGGCATCCTCCTGCGCAAAGCAGACTACCTGCTGTGCATGGACGAAGTCGTGAAGCAACACGGGAACACGCCGTTCCCCGACTTCGTGCGCGCACATTCGGACGCAAAGATCATCAGCCCGTACCACTGGGCCGATCACCAGCTCGTGACTTGGCCGCAGCACCCGCGGCTTGTGCTCTCGGGGATGGTGGCCACGTGGGCGGCCTTCATGATGGGCGCCAAGTCCATCGTGCTGCTTGGCATGGATGGTTACGGTGGAGACCCCGGCTACATCGACGAGGCCCGCAAGATGGCGCGCGACGTCCATTGCCCTGTGCGGGTGGTGGGCGGCGGCGCCTTGGCCAAGGTCTGGCCCGAATACAAACCCGGCGAGCGCTTCACCGGACGCTACACCCCGCACACCTCGATCAACGCCTGGCTGAACATCGACGAGCGCGTGACGGTCGAGGCCATCAAGCCTTGCGAGGTGCGCGGCACCCTACTGGCCAAAGGCGAGCAGACCAAGGTGATGCGCTTCGAAGTTCGCCGCCTGCTCAAACACCGCATGTTGAAAGAGGTCTGAGGACCGGAAAGGAAAACCATGGCCACGTTCAATAAATTCAATTCGTTCGTCCAGGCTCTTGCTCATAAAGAGCACGATCTGGAGTCCGATCAGTTGATCGTCTTCCTGACGAACACTGCGCCGACCGCCGCCAACACGCAACTGTCGGACATCACCCAGATCACCTACACCAACCTCTCAAGCCGGAACATCACGACGGCGAGCAGCGGGCAAACCAGCGGGCAATACAACTTGGTTCTGACCGACCTCACCCTGACCGCCTCGGGATCGGTGGGCCCGTTCCGCTACGTGGGGGTCTACAACGAGACTTCCACCGGCGACCTGCTGGTGGGCTGGTACGACTACGGCTCATCGATCACGATGGCAACGGGCGAGACCTTCGATGTGAACTTCGACGCCTTCACTGTTCGCATTCAGTGATGACCGCGGGCTGATATGCCAGTCGTCAACGAAGGTTCAAGCACCGGCGCGTCTTTCTCGACAGTTGACGAGTACCGCGTTGCTACCTTTACAGGGGGCGGGTCGCTGGTTGTCACGACTGGCGGCGAGTTTGAATACCTGCTCGTTGCGGGCGGTGGTGGCGGTGGTGGCTCCAACTTCAGTTACGGCGGCGGTGGCGGCGGCGCAGGCGGCGTGCTTGCCGGCACCGCAACCTTTTCCGTTGAAACCTATACCGTTGTCGCTGGCGCTGGCGGCGCTGGAGGAACGCAAACTGACTTTGCAACGATAGGCACCAACGGCAGCAACTCGTCAATCTCAGGCACGGGCGCCCCGTCCGCTGCGGTCGGTGGTGGCGGTGGCGGGCGAGGGCTTGACTTCGGGGATTCACGGGCCGGCGCTTCTGGCGGATCCGGCGGTGGCGGAGGGGCAATCGACGGCTCCGGGGCCGCAGGCACGTCAGGGCAGGGCTTTGCGGGCGCGGGGTTCGTAACATCAAACGACGCTGGAGGCGGCGGGGGTGCTGGCGCTGCGAGTTCCGGTTCTAACGGCGGGGCCGGAACAGCATCCAGCATCACGGGAAGTTCTGTCACCTACGGCGGTGGCGGTGGCGGCGGAAACGGGGGAGGGAGCACCGGTGGGGCCGGGGGCGGCGGCAACGGCGCGTCCACGGGGGCCGGTGATGCCGGGACGGACGGCTTGGGCGGCGGCGGCGGCGGTTCTAAAACGGGTGTCGGCGGTGATGGCGGCGACGGCATTGTCATCATCCGCTGGATCGAAGGCGGCGGCGGCGCCGACTTTGAGGTGGCCGCAGATGGCGGATCGTTCACGCTCACGGGCGGCGACGCCGGGCTGGCCTTTGGCCGACAGGTTGTCGCAGAAGGTGGGAGCTTTGCGTTCTCAGGCGGTGACGCTGGACTGACGTTCGGGCGCCAGATCGCTGCTGAAGGCGGCGCCTTTGCATTCACTGGCGGCGATGCCGCTCTCACGTTCAACCGGTCTCTGTCAGCCGAGGGTGGGCAGTTCGCCTTCACAGGCGGCGAGGCCGGGCTGCTTCACAACCGCGCACTGACCGCAGAGGGGGGCGCGTTTTCCTTCACGGGTGGGGATGCTGATCTGGTCTACACACCGGTCGGCGGGTACATCTTGGCCGCAGAAGGCGCGGCGTTCGGTTTCACTGGTGGCGATGCGGCGCTTCTGTTCAATCGACAGATCAGCGCAGAGGGCGGGGCTTTCAGCTTCACCGGGGGCGACGCTGATTTCACCCTGACCGGGGCGGCGCTTCAAGCCGAGGGCGGTGTGTTCGCCTTCAGTGGTGGAGACGCCAGCCTGATCTTCAACAGTCTCGATCCTGACCAGCTCTACCCGCTCGCCGGGGAATCGCAGGGGTGGCCCCTTGCTGGCCAGAGACAAACATTTCCCCTGGGGTAACACATGCCATTGATTGTTGAAGACGGCACAGGACTGGCAGACGCCGAAAGCTATGTGTCAGTTGCCGATGCCGACACCTACTTCTCGAATCGCGGCTACACCTTGTGGGCAACGCTATCGACCGCCGAGAAGGAACAGGCCCTGCGCCGCTCCACGGACTACCTGCTGCAGGTGTATCGCCTGCGCTGGAAGGGAACGCGGGTCAACGGCACCCAGGCACTCGACTGGCCGCGCGCCTTCGTTGAGCGCGAGGACTACGAATATGCGGGGCTGAACGGCACCACACAGATCGGCGGGCGCTACTACTACCCGGCCAACGAGGTGCCGCGGGAGGTGGCCAACGCCTGCGCCGACATGGCATTCAAGGCTGCTTCCGGTGAACTGGCGGCGGACCTGGGGCAGCGTGTCGTGCGTGAAAAGGTGGACGTGCTGGAGGTGGAATACGACCGCTACAGCCCGCAGTACACGCGATATCGGGCGATCGACAATCTGCTCTCGCCATTCCTGCGGGACATGGGCGGCGCGGTTCGCCGGTTGGTGCGCTCGTGAGCTTCGACTACGGCGCCAGCGCGGCGACAGCCGACCGCCTGATCCAGAAGTTCGGCACGTCGGTGAGCATCACCCGCTCGGTGCCTGGCGCCTACGATCCGGCCACCGGTGCACCTGCTGCGCCAACCGTTACCAGCCAGACCGTGCGGGCCGTGGTGCTGGACTTCCCGCAGCGCTACATCGACGGCACGCTGATCCGGGTGGGCGACCGCCGCGCGCTCGTGTCGGCTGTGGGCTCGACCGCACCGCTGGCCGGCGACGTGTTCACGTGGAAGAGTCAGAGCCTGGTGGTGGTCACCGTGAAGGAACTGGGCCCCGCTGGGCTGGCCGTGCTCTACACATTGCAGGTGCGCACACCATGAGCGGCTGGAGCATCCCATTGGACCGCCTCGCTCGATCTGCCGGCCTGAAGCTGGACACCGTGACGCGCAAGGTCACACTGGACCTGTTCACCGCGGTGGTGCAGAAGTCCCCGGTGGACACCGGCCGCTTCAAGGGCAACTGGAACGTGAGCACCACGACCCCAAACGTCAGCGTGTCGGCCACCGTCAACGGCGCCCGCGGCTTGACTGAGGCGCAGAAAGCGCTGGGCATTCCCGCCGGTGGCATCGCCTACCTGTCCAACGGCTTGCCCTACGCCCGCAGGCTGGAATACGGCTACAGCGGCCAGGCACCGGCCGGCATGGTGCGCCTGTCGGTGCGCGAGTTCCGCCAGTTCGTTGAAAGGGCCGTCGGATGAGCCAGAAGATCGTGCGCGCCGGCATGGAGAAGAAGCTGAAAACCTGGGCGGATGCCCAGACGCCAGTGCTGACCGTGGCTTGGGAGAACATCGCATTCACGCCGCCCGCTGGTCCCTACCTGCGCGCTTTCCTGCTGCCCGAGCCTACCCAGTCCCAGACGCTGGACAAGCTGCACCGCCGCTACGCCGGCATCCTGCAGGTGGATCTGGCGATGCCCATCAACGGCGGCGCGGCACCGGCAGAGACCCTGCTGGCCAGCCTGCTGACTGCCTTCACCCCGGCCACGTCGTTCACCGAGTCTTCGGTGCGCATCTTCATCACCGACCCCGCCAGCGCTGCACCTGCAGTGTCTGAGCCCAACCGCTACACCGTGCCGGTCTCGATCCCCTACACCGCGCACGTCATCTGATCCCCACCGCCCGTTTCGGGCATTTGCAAACCCGGCCGCCATTGAGCGGCCTTTTTTACGTCCCGAACCGAAAGGAAAAATCATGGCAGTTACTCTACCGAACGGCTCGATCGTGGCCATCGCCAGCGGCTACGGCACGCCGATCACCACCACCGCAGTCAGCAACGCGAATCCAGCAGTTGCAACCGCTGCCGCGCACGGCCTGACGGATGGCGATTTCATCGAGATCACTTCCGGCTGGTCGCGTGCGAACAGCAAGGTCGTGCGCGTCGACGCTGCAACGACCGGCACGTTCGCCTGGGAAGGCATCTACGCCAGCAGCACCCAGCGCTACCCCGCAGGGTCTGGCACCGGCTCTGTGCGCGAAGTCACTGGCTTCACGCAACTGGCTCAGATCGTGGGATCCACCTCGGAAGGCGGCGAACAGCAGTTCACCACGTACCAGTTCCTGGAAGCCGACAGCGAGGTGCGCATCCCCACCAACAAGAGCGCCGCCGGCATCACCTTCACGGTGGCCGACGACCCGACTCTGGCCGGCTACATCCTGGCGCAGGCTGCCAACGACGACCGGCTGGCCCGTGCTGTGCGCGTGACCCTGCCGAACGGCTCGGTGCTGCTCTACAACTGCTATGTGAGCCTGTCGCCGATCCCATCGCTCACCGTGAACGAGATCATGACCGTCGAGGTCACGCTGTCGCTTCTGGCTGAGCCTGTGCGTTACGCCAGCTAATGCTCAAGCTGCAACACGCGCCCACCTTCAAGGGGAAGGTGGAGATCCCGCTACCCGGCGACAAGGTGGCCCAGGTCACCTGCACATTCAAGTGGATGCACCGCAAGGACGTGATGACGTTCCACCGGCGCATTCACATGCTCGCCCTCATGGGCAAGTGGCACATGCGGCTGGCCCAGCGGATCGTCCGGGCGCTGGCCTACGTGCCCGGGCTCAAGGGCTGGGCAGAGTCCCGCACCGTGACCTTTCGGGACACTTTCGACATGCTCAGCGAGGTGATCGATTCCTGGGAAGGTGTGGATCTGCCATGGTCGCGCGAGGCCTGTGATCTGCTGATCGCCCAGCACCCGAACGCGGGGATGCTGTTCATGGGTGCGTGGGCCAAGGGCCTGGCGGAGAACCGGCTGGGAAACTGAGGGGGGCCTGCCGAGACCTCTACCGGCCGGCCCCTACCAAGCAGGAAGCCGAAGCCTTGGGCCTGACGCTTGAGGAAGCCACCAGCGTGGCCCACCTCTGGCCCGACAACCTCGACGCCATAAACACCTTCGTGTGTCTCCTGACCCAGTGGCGCACCGGCGTGAACGGCGCCATCGGCCTGGACTACGGCGTGGTGCCCACCGTGCTCAACCTCAACAGCGTGCCGGCCGAGAAGTGGCCCGACCTGTTCGCTGATCTGCGCGTGCTTGAAGACGAGGCGCTGTCGATCATCAGAAAGAAGAAAAAGCATGGCTGAAGTCACTCAACTGGTCCTTGCTGTCGACAGTCGCCAGGTGCGCAATGCGTCTGGAGATCTGGACCGATTCGGCAAGGCTGGGCAGCGGGCGGAGAAGGAGACAACGAAGCTCACAGCGGGCTTCCGTGGCCTGAGCACCGCCGCTGCCGGCGTGGCTGGCTCTCTGGCCGTGCGCGCCATCATCCAGGCTGCTGACGGCTACAAAAACCTGAATGCCCGGCTGCAGCTGGTCAGCCGCACCACGGCAGAGTTCGCCAAGGCTCAGGCCGAGGTGCTGAACATCGCACAGCGCTCGGGCGTGGCTCTGCAGCAGACAGGCGACCTGTACGCCTCCCTGTCGCGCTCCACTCAGTCGCTGGGCGTGTCTCAGGACGAGCTGCTGGGCGTCACCGAGTCGATCAACCAGGCGCTGATCATCAGCGGCACCAGCGCACAGGGCGCACAGGCCGCACTGGTGCAACTCGGGCAAGGCTTCGCGGCTGGAGCACTGCGCGGCGAGGAACTGAACAGCGTGCTGGAGCAGGCCCCGCGGCTGGCGCAGGCCATCGCTGACGGCTTGGGCGTGCCCATCGGCAAGCTGCGCGAGCTGGGGCAGGAGGGAGCACTGACCGCCGAAAAGGTGTTCGGTGCCCTGCAAGGATCAAGCGCACGACTGAAGGCCGAGTTCGACACCATCCCATTGACGGTAGAGCGCGCGACCACGCAGGCCGCCAACGCGCTGTCGGTGCTGATCGGCTCCCTGGACGAGTCCACAGGCGCATCGTCTGCGCTGGCCGAGGGCATTGGTCTGGCCGCTCAAGCCATCACCGAGTTCGCTGGTGAACTTCGCCGAGCCAGCAACGGAGCCGAGGACATCGGGTTTTTGGCCCGAGCATTCACCACCGTCAGCCAGGCCGTGCGCGTTCTGCTGTCCGATGTGGTGTTCGTGTTCAAGGGCATCGGGCGCGAGATCGGCGCCGTGGCCGCGCAACTGGCCGCGCTGGGCCGTGGCGATTTCGCCGGCTTCCGGGCGATCAGCGATGCCGTGAAGGCCGACGCCGCCCGCGCGCGCGCTGAACTGGACAAGTACCAGCAGCAGGTGCTGAACCCGTTCCTGAACAGCCGGGGCCGTGGCACAACGGGCGGGCCTGATCCGCGCCTGATCGGCACCACACCTGCGAACGAGACCGTGGGCTTCCGCCCGCGTGCTTCAGGTGGTGGTGGAGGCGGTGGGCGTGGCGGTCGTGCACCCCGCGAGCAGGTGAACGAGGCCGAAAAGTACCTCGAAGCCCTGCGCCGCCAGCTTGAGGCTACCGTCGATCTTTCCGCACAGGACGAACTGCTGCGCGACATTCAGCTCGGCCGGCTGGGCAAGGTCACGCCGGCGCAGGAGCAGCAGCTGCTCGCCATCGCCAAGCAGATCGACGGCTTCAAGGCGCTGCAGGCCGAAGAAGAGGCCCAGGCCAAACGCAATGCAGAAGCCCTGGAAGAGCGCAACCGTGTTCTGGATGAAGGCCGCGCAATCTACGAGGCCACCCGCACACCGCTGGAAAACCTGGCCGCCGAGACCGACCGGCTGAACAAGCTGCTGCAGGCCGGCGCCATCGACTGGGACACCTACAGCCGGGCCATCTTCGCCGCGCAGGATCAGTTCGACCAGATCAACGAAAAGGCCGACAAAACCGGGGCCGAGCTGGACAAGTTCGCCGAGCGCGCCGCCGAGAACATCCAGACCGCCCTGGGCGATGAGCTGACCAACATTCTGGAAGGCGACTTCGACAACATCGGGCGATCGTTCACCAAGCTGCTCAACCGCATGGTGGCCGAAGCGGCGGCGGCTGAAATTGCCAAGTCGCTTGGCCTTGGTGGCGGCTCTGGCGGTGGTGGCGGCTTTCTGGGCGACTTGCTGAAAACCGGCATCAGTTTCTTCACCGGCACGCCGGGTCGCGCCATCGGCGGGCCTGTGTCCGCTGGTGGTCTGTACCGGGTCAACGAGCGCCGCCCTGAAGTGTTGGACGTTGCAGGCAAGCAGTTCCTGATGATGGGCAGTCAGGGCGGCAGCGTGTCCGATAGCGCAGGCGGTGGCGGCCAGACGATTCAGGTGAACAACAACTTCACCGTGGGTAACAACGTCGACCGGCGCACGCAACTTGAGATCGCGCGTATGGCCGGCGCGGCTGTGCAGCGTGCAACAGCGAGGAACGGCTGATGGCTTTCTTTGAGCAGCAATTCCCCCCGCAGATCAGCGCTGACATGAGCGGCGGGCCGCGCTTTCTGACAGACAAGGCGTTCATGGCCGGAGGCCAGCGCGTGACCAACCGCCGCAGCCAGTACCCGCTGCACGAGTACAGCCTGGCGCACCCTGTTCGCACGGGGCTGCTGTTCGATCAACTGCGCGCGTTCTTCTACGTGGTGGGCGGTGATGCCGATGGCTTCCGTTTCAAGGACTGGTCCGACTACACGGTGACCGCTGCGCAGTCCAGCGCCACGCTGATCTCGGGCGCGCTGTACCAGCTGAACAAGACCTACACCATCGGATCGCGCACATTCACGCGGCCGATCTACAAGCCCCTCGCGGGCGCCCAGATCTTCCGCACGCGCTCGGGCACGACCACCAACATCACCGGCGCTTCTACCGTGCTCACAGTCTCCGGCGTGCTTGAGGTCACCGGCCACGTCGACGGCGACGTCTACACATGGTCGGGACAGTTCGATGTGCCGGCTGCCTTCCGCGACCCGGGCGCCGTGTTTCGCGTGATCGGTGGATCGTCAATGCTCACCGAGTGGCCCAGCATCGAGATCGAGGAAATCCGGCTGTGAAGGCGATTCCCGCAGCGCTGCAGGCGCACTACGACAGCGGCGCCACCAGCATGGCCTACGCCATCCTGATCCAGCGCGATGATGGTGAACTCTTCGGGTTCACCGGCAACGACAGGCCGCTCGTGCTTGACCTTTCGCCCTGGGACTCTGCGTCATGGGATCTCGCTGCCGAGACCGCCTTCGAGTTCGACGCGGCGCAGGGCTTGGATGTCTCCAGCATCGTGACCACCTCGGGCTTCAACGTCGACAACCTGGACCTGACCACGCTGGACGATGGCACGCTGTTCGACCGCGACGACGTGCAGGCCGGGCGCTGGCGCAATGCCAAGTTCAGGATCTTCCGCTACCGGTGGGACGTGGCCACCACGATCGAGGACGACGTGGAGACCATGATCGTCGGCACCTTCGGCGAGATCACCCTAGGCGAGAACACGCTGCAGATCGAACTGCGAGGCATTGCCCAGCGCCTTCAGCAGCCGGTAGGCATCGTGTCCCAGCAGACCTGCCGCGCGCGCTACGGCGAGCAGGGCCTGGGCCGGTGCAACAAGGATGTGACTGGCGAGACCTTCACGCTGACCGTCACCGCTGTGACCGACAAGCAGATCTTCACGGCCAGCGGCGCCGGCCAAGCCTCCGACTATTTCGGAGAGGGCATCGTCACCTGGCTGACCGGCAACAACGCCGGCGTGGCGCAGAAGGTCCGTACCTTTTCTGGTGGCGTGTTCACCCTGGTGCTGCCGATGGTCCTTCCGATCCAGGTGGGCGACACCTTCACTGCGCTGCGCGGATGCCGCAAGCGGCTGTCCGACTGCGTGGCCCGCGCCAATGCTGTGAACTTCCAGGGCGAGCCACACCGGCCCACGCTCGACGACGTGACGAGGCCCGTATGAACGCCGCCACCGTGGCCCGCACCTTCCTGGGCACGCCCTACCACCACCAGGCGCGCAAGCCTGGAGTCGGCATGGACTGCATTGGCCTGCTGATCTGCGTGGCCCGTGAGCTCGGCCACGTTCCGCCCGACTTCAACATCACCGGTTACCGCCGCGTGCCCGATGGCCACAGCCTCATGCGCCACATGCGAGAGCAGTTCACCGAGATCCCGCGCGAGCAGATGGCCCCGGGCGACTACGTGTGCATCGCATACGACCGCCACCCGCACCACGTCGGGATCATCGGGGACTACCACCTGGGCGGTCTGAGCCTGATCCATGCGAACAGCAAAAGCGGCAAGGTCGAGGAAAGCCGTCTCGTGTTCAACGAGTCCATGCGATTTGTGGCCCTATTCCGAAAGGTGGCCGAGTAATGGCGAACCTTGTCATCAGCGCAGTAGGCGCGGTTGCTGGCTTTTTCATCGGTGGGCCGGCTGGTGCGCAGTACGGCTGGGCCATTGGCTCGGCCATCGGTGCGGCTACGCAGAAGGGCCCGAACGCGCAGGGGCCTCGCTTGGGCGATCTGCGCGTGCAAGGCACCGAGTACGGCGCGGCCTTTCCTTGGGTGGCTGGAGCTCCACGGCTCTCCGGTCAAATCGTTTGGGCGAGCGATCGGCGCGAGATTGCAAACACAGTCAAGCAGGGCAAGGGCGGGGGCGGAAAGTCCACCACCTTTACCTATGAGGTCGATTTGCTGATCGTGCTCACCGAGAACGTCACCGACGGCATTGCGCGCGAGTGGCTAAACAGTGAAATGGTCTACAACGGGATCGCCAAGGAAGGCGTATGGAGCAGCATAACGGTGTACACCGGTGCAGCTGACCAACTTCCGGATCCAACCTATGAGGCGGCGGTGGGCGTCGGAAATGCACCAGCGTACCGAGGCCGCACGTCGCTGTTGATTCAGGGCCTGCAGCTGGGCAACAGCGGCCAGATCGGCAACTTGACATCGGAGATCGGCGGCATTGATTTCACCGGAACTTCCTTTTTTGCGCCGCTCAATCTAGAAACCGAATACGCGGACATCCGCCCCTTCCCTCAAGACCCGGAAACAGTCTCGGGCCCCACGCTCGCGTTCACCGACACCGAGCTGTTCCTGGGCCCAGAGGACGATGAGATTTTCTGGGAGAGCGGCAAGTTTGATATGAGGTCATCGGGCACGGAAGACCGGTTTGTTTCTTTCGACTACAGCCTGGTGCTCGCCGGCTCTGGATTCCTGAACAACCCGCAGCCGTTCTTTAAATTCCTGGCCACAACGGGCGGTGGAGGGCCGGCACAGTCTCAGCTCATCGTCGCATCGCCGGGCGTTGTGAACCTGGGGATCTTCTCCCTGGCATCCGGTTCGAACACCGTCACTCTGGCCAACATGCCACTGTCGGGAAACATCCTGCTGCGCTGGCCCGTGGGCACATCCGATGAGCTCGCGGTGTATCTCGATGGAGTATTCCAGGGCACTTTGAACGGTTTTCCTACGCGGGCTTGCGATGCGTTTGGCTTCAGCGTTGCTTCTTCACCGATCTCAGGCGCGCACGTCGGCCAGTACGGTATCTCCAATGTCGCCTATGGCATCGGAAACCCGCCTACTTTGGGGACCGCGAAGCCACCGATTGGTGAGGTTGTCTCTGACCTGATGATCCGGGCCGGATATTCCCAGGATGAATACGACGTCGCGGGCCTCGATGGCATCGTGAAGCCGGTTCGCGGCATGGCAATCGGCCAGGTCACGAACACGCGCTCGGTGCTGGAGACCCTGCAGACGGCCTTCTTCTTCGAGCCCAGCAAGTCGGACAAGGTCTACTTCAACCAGCGCCCGATCACGCCCATCGCCGACATCCCTTTTGAAGATCTCGGCGCTGCGGCTGACGCGGTGAACGACTCAGACCCGCTGGCGCTGATCGTGGGCAATGAGCTGGAGGTGTCAGCGCAGGTGTCGCTGAGCTACTCCAACATGGCCGCCGACTACAACGTGGGCACCGAGCACAGTGACCGGCTGTTGTCCGGGCAGGAGAGCAACCAGGTCGTGCAGCTGGGCCTGGGCATGCTTCCAGCCGAGGCGAAGGGCGTGGCCGATGCGCTGCTGATGGATCAGATTGCCAGCCTAACCCGCACCACAATCCGGCTACCGCTCAAATATGCCTTCCTCGAACCGGGCGACGTGTTCACCGTCACCAATCAGGACGGCCGGCAATACCGCCTTCGCAGCCAGACCAAGCGCGACACGCTGACGATCATCGAGCATGAGTGCGTGCTGGACGACGTGGGCGCGCTGACATCCGCGGAGATCACCAGCGACGACTACGCACTGACCGAGGATGTGCGCCAGATCGCGCCGACGATCTGGGAGGCGATGGACATCCCGCTGCTGCGCGATGCCGACAACCAGGCAGGGTTCTATTTTGCTCTGGCGCCCAATCGCGCTATTCCAGAGGACCAATGGGACGGTGCTGTGGCGGTGCGATCGTGGTCCGCCGATGCCTTTGAAAACCTGTTCACCAGCGGCGATGTCTGCGTGATGGGCGTCTGCACCACCACGCTGGGCGATTTCGACGGCGGCAGCGGTCGATTTGACGAAGGCCACACGCTGACCGTGAGGGTAACCGGCGAGCTGGCCAGCACCACCCGGGCCGACATGCTGGACGACTTGAGCATCAACGCCGCGCTGGTGGGCAGCGAGATCCTGCGCTTCCGCCTGGCCGAGTTGCTGGGCACGGTCGACGGCGAGAACGAATACCGGCTCAGCGGCTTTGTGCGCGGCCAGCGCGGCACTGAGCAGCACATCGGCACCCACGTGGCCGCCGAGCGCTTCGTGCTGCTGAACGCATCCCTGCGCCGTGTGCTCAACCAGAACAGCGAGATTGGCGTGGCCAGCGAGGTCAAGGCCGTGACGCTGAACACGCTGCTGTCGGCCGTCACCGCCGAGGCCTTCACCGACACCGGCGTGGCGTTGATGCCCTTCAGCGTGGCCGGCCTGCGCGCCCTGGCCGATGGTGCCGACATCGTGCTGACGTGGAACCGGCGCACGCGCCTGTCCTACCGCTACGGCGGCACGGTGGGCGCCTCGGTGCCCCTGGGCGAAGCCACTGAGGCCTACCGGATCGACGTTTACGACGGCGCCACGCTGGTGAACACCTACACCGCCACGGACGGCACCTACACCTATGCCGCTGCAGACATCGCTTCCGATGGCTTCACCAGCGGCGACCCGATCACCTTTGTCGTCAGGCAGCTGTCCGAGATCGTCGGCCCCGGCTTCCCTGCAACCATTGAAAGAGACGCGCCATGAGCTTTCCAGAATGGACCACCGGCCAAGAAAACCCGGAAGTGCCGGTGAACGAGGGATTTGACATCCTGAATTTTGCTGCTGTTTATGGCCGCGATCCGGACACCACCACCGGCCTGACGTGGGGATACCTGGGCGGGCGCTGGGGCGGTTTCGCCATCACCGGCGCCACACTCACGCTGACCAACACAGCCACGAACTACATCGTGGTGCTGCGCTCAGCCGGCGTGATCAGCGTCAGCACCAGCAGCACCAACTGGGACAACACTACCGACTATGCGCGGGTGTACCAGCTCACCACTGCTGGAGGGGTAGTGACAGCCACGCAGGACCACCGCGCAGGACCGGGCGGGGTTCATGGTGGCGGTGGCGGGGGTGGAGGAAGTGGCGGCACCGCGCCCCTCATCACCGAGGCGACAAGCAACCGCGACGTGACGCCGGCCGACGCCGGATCCTATATCCGGTTCACCGGAACTGGCGCCAAGACGTGCGAGTTTGACGTGGCCGAGGGCTTTGCAGCGCCCGAGGAATACCACGTGGCCAACCGCGCAGCCTCGGGCAACCTGACGCTCACGGCCACCGGTGTGACCCTCAACGCCCCCAAGGGCGGCACGCTCGTGCTCGAGCCCGGTGACACCGTGACGGTCAAGTTTGTGGACACCGATGAAGCCGATGTGTTCGGTTCGACGGAGCCGCTGTGATACCAGGGATCATGGCGGGAGGGAAACCCGTTGCAGCGCCCGGCGTGCTCTTGCCGGCCATTGCGGACGACAACGACACTTTCACCGACGAAGGCACAGCGACGACAGGCTGGACCGCTGCGAACGCTTCCTTGGCCGTGACCGGGAGCGTACTTCGCATGACGAAGACCACGGGTTCGGGCAGCAGCGGCAGCATGACAAAGAGCGTCACGATGCCCGGCACCAACCTCGATCACATCTTCTACGGGAAGGTGATGATGGCGCGCGCCAACGCCAACGAGGCGGGCGCGGTCTGGTTGCGCAATTCAGGCAATACCCGGCAGTTCGTGCTCTGGCTCAACTACAACTCGGTGAGCGGTGCATATGCGCAGGGCACGCTGAGCATTCAGGCCTACGAGTCGGCCACCCTGAGAACGGCAGTCGTTGCAACGGGCGTCAACACCTCCACGGCCTGGATCGAGTTTGCCCTGCAATACGACCACAAGTGGTCCACGATGAACTGCTTCATCAAGCAGGGCGACGGAACGTGGGACTTGAAGGCGCGCATCGCCTGCACCTACGTGGCGTATATCGAGGCGCAGCTGATCACGCTGAGCACAGCGCCGAGCGGGACGTGGATGGAATTCGATTACCTCACGATCTGCCGGCCGAACCTCGTGGTGATCGGCGACAGCATCGCCGAGGGGAAAACGCTCTACAGCCCAAACCGCAGCCTGGGCTTGGCCGACTACTCCAGCACGTGGGCGCGATATGCCGAGCTGTATCCGGCGCTCAGGAACACCATCGTGGTGAACAAAGGCGTGGGCAGCGAAACCAGCGCGGCCACGCTTGCGCGCATTGCGGACGCCACCGGCCAGTCTCCGCGCGTGGTCTTCCTGCACGCCTCGACAAACGATGAGGTGAACGGCATCAGCCTGGCAGATCGCACCGACAACATTCAGGACACGATCGACGCGATCACAGCGGCCAGCGGCACCACCGTGCTGCTCAACGCGATGTACGGCACGTCCAGCTATTCGGGCAACACGCCGTCGCCGGATCACCGGGACTACATGACGACCTGGTGGACCGCCAACCGCCTCGGCTTGACCGGCACCTTCGCGCCGCTCGACATCATGGATCCAATCATTGATGGCAGCGGCTTCATGACCACGGGCCTGACCCAGGCCGATGGAATTCATCCAACACCAGCAGGGCACGAGGACATCGGGCTCTTTATTGCATCGCAGGGATATGCGCCATGAGCCGAGACGCCATTGAAGCGACCGTGATCGCTGCCACCAACAAAGTCACCGCCGCCGGAAGCGTCACGACGCTGCTCGGGTGGTTCACCACCAACGAGGCGCTAGGGCTCATGGGCTTGCTTCTGGGCATCGTCGGCCTCTTGGTCAATGTGCACTACCGCTGGAAGCAAGATGCCCGCGAGCAGCGCGCAGAGCGCCGCGCCGAGATCCATCACCAGCGGCTGATGGAAAAGATGAAAACCCAACCCGACGAACTTTGAAAGGGCCTTCATGAAGCTCGAACTTGTCCCCAACTGGAAGCGCGTGCTGCTGCGATCGTGGGCTGTGCTCATGGCTGTGATTTCTGGCCTGCTGGCTTCTGCCGAGGCGATGCACGCCGACCTGATGGCCTTGCTTCCAGTGCTGCAGCCCTACGTGCAGGAAGGCACGGCGGCCATCGCTTCGGCTGTCGTGGCCGGTTTAGTTCCCGTGGTGCGGATCTTCCGCCAAGCGTCGCTGGCCGTTGACGAGGCCACGCGAGAAAAGCCGTGACACGCGACGACCAGATCAAAGCGGTGGATCAGGGGTTCAAAGACCTCGCAGAATTTGCCGCTGGAACCTGGTCGAACCTCGCCATCGTTGACCGCTTGAACGCGCTGCACCTCATGGTGCGCGAGCTCTACCCGCCCGTGCTGGTCCCCGGGCCACCACTCCCGCCTCCTGTCATTCCACGCCAGAAGCCGCTCCCTCGGGTCGATCTGCCCGAAGGTTTTGAGCCTGTGGAAGTCACCGATTCAACCCGCTGGGGATAACCATGAAAAAACTGCTCACGCTGATGCTCTCCCTTCTGGCCTTTCCTGCGTCGGCTCAGAACTGGTGCACGCCTTACCTGGACTGCCAGCCGCTGGCCACTCAGGTGGTCCCGGGGAATCTGGCCACGCACCTTTTCTGGTTCACGCGAAGCCCATCAGGTGGCATCAGAGTGAACGGCTTTTCGTGCCCGAAGGCGCTGTGCGACACGCAGCTATTTGCGACGGTCGCCAACGACGTGCTGACCGGCAAGCGCACCGCATCGCAGGCCTCGACCGAGCGCATCAAATTCAATTGCGACTACAGCACCTGGGCACCAGTGACTGGCGAGCACCCGGTGTGCACTGAGCGCAAGGCCCTGTTCGTCGCCAAACACACCTACTGGCTGGCTGGCATACCTTTCAAGATCGAGCCGTGGCGCGTCAAGGCGAACGGCACCGTGGCCACGCGCCCTGCCTACACGCTGGCGAACGGAGTGCGCGGCACCCGGGAGGTGGCCCGCGCTACCGTGGGCGCCCCGTGCGACGCCACCAAGCCCACACTGGCCAGCGGGAAAGACCTGTGGGCCGAGTTCGGCACCCCGGGCGTGGTGGCCCTTTGCGCGAAGGCTGTCCCATGATCGAGCGCCTGATCGCCGCCGGCATCCATCCCACCCAGGCCAAGGCCTTTGCAGATCCGCTGCATGCGGCCATGAAGCTGAACGCCATCGACACCGAGGCTCGGCAGGCCGCTTTCATCGCCCAGTGCATGGTCGAGTCGGCCAACTTCACCCGGCTGGAAGAAAACCTGCGCTACACCACCGAGCGCGCGGTGCTGGCCGCCTTCGGAAAGAGGGCGCTGCCGCACATGCAGCGGATCCTGCGCAACCCGCAGGCGATGGCGAACTTCGCCTATGCCAACCGCAACGGCAACGGCCCCGAGGAATCGGGCGACGGCTGGGTGTACCGCGGGCGCGGCCTGTTCCAGCTCACTGGCCGGGCGAACTACAAAGCAGCCTCCGAGGGCGTCGGCCTGGGCGCGGTGTACCTGTGGAAGCCCGAGCTGGTGGCGCAGCCCTCTGATGCCTGCCTGACCGCGGCGTGGTACTGGCGGGCCAACGGCTGCAACCAGGCGGTGGACGCCGGCATGTTCGACACCACCACTCGGATCATCAACGGCAAGGCCATGATGCACGCCCAGCAGCGGGCCCAGGCCTTCGCCAGCACGCTGGCCGTGTTCAGCGGGGCGCTGGCGTGATTCCCTGGCCCCTGCTGATCAACCGCTACACCGCAGGCGCCGCAGCCCTTGCTGTGGTGGCCGCTGGGGCATTCTGGTATCGGGGTGAACTGATCCAGACCGGCTATGACCGCGCCATGGTCGAAATGCGAGAGGCCGCAGCCATCGCAGACGCAGCCGCACGATCCCGCGAACTTGAGGCCGCGCAGACCCTTGCCGACATCCAAAAGAAAGCCGACGATGAAAAAGCACGCCTGTCTGCTGATCTTGCTGCTGCTCTTGACAGCCTGCGCAAGCGCCCCGCCCGCCCCGCTGGTTCAGTGCCCGCGAGTCCCGGCGATCCAGTGGGGTGCACCGGAGCCAGCCTTTTTGCCGAGGATGCAAGCGCTGCTCTCCGGGAAGCTGCCCGAGCCGATCGACTACGGGCTGACCTTGAAGCCTGCCGCGCGGCCTACGACAACGCCGTGAGGCTCACCAACCCCTGACCGGTTGTCTCCTCGATCAGGTTCGCCTGACGTTCGCCCCCCTGGCCTTCGGGCTGGGGGGCCTTTTGTCGTTTGGGACCTGTGTAAATTCGGTGTAATCTGGGTGCAATTCAGGGCAGTTCTGGCCCGCCTGCTGGCCCGCTGTCATAGGGGAGCAGGGGCGTGGTGGTGGCGCGCTCTTGCCTTCACACGGCAGGGGTCGCAGGTTCGAACCCTGCACCGCCCACCAGCCTACAGCTGTGAACCAAGCCCTTGCGAGCCATCGCAAGGGCTTTTT